TTTATTTCCGGCAGAAATATGGCTATCATAAGCATTGGTAGACAGTTCACGAATTGCAGCCATCACTTTGTCGGAATAGAGAGAATCCGACAAGATTTTAAACATTTTGCTAGTCTGAGCAATATTAAACTGATTGCGACTCTCAACCCCAACGCTATGTGTTTCAATAGTGCGATCTGCCAACTTCATCTTTGTTCTCCAAAATTGTTATCGTTTCCTGTGATGTTCCAAGTATAGCATCGTCAATGCCGCTTGTCAACCTTTAATTCTTTCGTGCTGTCAAACTATTTTCTAAGTCTGTTGTTCAATGCAACAGCACCCAATAAAACAGATAAAATTCCAATATATCTTACTCCCGTTATAGGCAAGAGGAAAAACCAAAAACCACACACTATTGTGAATAAAGAAAGCAGCACTACAATCCATGTTGGAATAAAATTAAAGCCACTAAGAACAAAACAAATTGGTCCAGATAATAGCACTACTAAAAATATTATGGATACAATAATTGCTAAACTAGCCATTAGTCATCATCCTCAAGAGAACTTCTCCATGTCTCATCATCTGGAACCCATGTTTGGTCGGTATCATACTCATCGCTTTCCTCATCATTTATTTCGTCCTCATCCTCCACAAACATTATTGTTAAATTACCTAATATACTAATTAGTTCATCTACTTTATCATTTATTTCCTGTATATTATTTTTAAGGGTATTAATATCTTTCTTTATAGAAGAAATATCATCATTCTTGGTATTTTTTGGACTGTGCGAATATAACTCTTTATGAGACTTGTCAATCTCTTGTCTGATATTATCAAAATCTCTAGACATTCGCAACTCCTTTATTTTAGTTTTTTATACTCTTTAATGTCACCATTTTGCATTATTTTCATATCTTCGTATGGCGTGGCAACACGACGATAGAATTCTTGCTTTATATTCTCTAATACACCAGTAATAACAGCAACTTTAGGATATGATACTTCCCCCATAATTCCCGAAACTATGCGAGAAAAGGCATAATTAATATCCCCACAAATACTGAGAAATTCTTCATTTGTGAGTTTTTCTCTATCAGAAGGAACATTCTCACTCAAACACCGCATCATATCCTCTATGCAAGGGTCTAGGCTTGCTCTATTTGATTCTTTAATATAAGGCATAATTAATACTCCGAGCATCTACATTGATATTTATCACAATAATTACATTTTGGGCCTGGGTCTGAAAAGCCCCAAGCATTTGAAAGACCATCAAAACTTTCTTTTCCTGTGTCTATGCACACCAACTTATTTTTGCCGCTTCTTTTTACTAGTCCTACATTGAACCAGTGACAATCCCAAAACTTAAGCCCCGTCTTTTCACGAATAGAATTAACTAGTTCTTGTATATCTTTTAGTGGAACAAACTTTTCTTTCCCCTCCCTAGCAATCTCTGTAACATATCCCCAATCGCTACTATCCGGCAACCAAGTATCATCTTCTGGAGCAAACGAGAGGGTGCATACCGCACTATAAACTTTTGGGGCCAGATCAAATTTTGCTAATTTTTTTTGTGTCGATAGTGCATATTGTGCTTTGTTTTTTGATCTAAATTCTTTGAATCCTAGATTTTTATGGTTCTTGATTGGATAAAACTGACAATAGCCACCCTCTCTAAACCAGCCACTATAGTCAATCAAATATTTCATCTTAATAAGATATTATATCAACATCTTTTCCTGTCAAGTCTGATAAAAATTCTCTTGCTTCTTGTATCTCAAAAAAATCTGCTATAAATTTTCGTGACTTAGGACAAGACTCTTTATAAACTCCGAATACCCTATAAAAAGGATCGTCATACGCATTAAGAGAGTCTAAGAATTCTGCCGCAGTATTAATTTCGTCAATATATGTGCCACCGCCGTAATCGCTATATTCTCTCATCGTAACTATTTCAAAATGAGAAAATTTAGATATAGGATTATTCGTTGGCACTATTGCTCGACATAGCCTGTTGGACATTTTGTTTTTTTGCATATAGTGCTACCACATTAGAGTCTGGATCATCTGGTGATGATAATGAGTTATTTGATAAGCCATATAAATCACCACGACTATTTATTCTAGCCCATGCAATCGGATAAGCAAGTTCATTGTCAAACTGAGTCTCATCTTGGTTTTTGTCACGCAGTTTTTTAAGTTCGTCTTTAGCATTATTTACAATGAATCTAGCAGCACCATTGGCCCAAGCAAATTCAATAAGATACTCTATTGGGTTGGCGTGTTGTTCCATTTTATACAAATCCTATTCTGGTTTTTTCAGCAATCGTTACTTCTATCTCATTTGCAGAAAATGATTGAGTTGTATAGGAGCGGCTATTCCACCAACCACATTCATAACTGATATGGTTTTCTCCCCTGATATTTATTCCAACTATTGTTCCAAAAACATCCTCTGCTAACTTAACCTTACTTCCGATCTTATATAATTCTATACTATTTTTGCTCATTATATTTCCTTTGATTTTAGCGATACCTCACACAAGCATACCATCCGTTTGGGCCTTTTGCAACCCCGATCTCTACAGGAGTCTTTTGTCCCCAATAGCAACAATTTTTAATGGCATGATCCGCACTAATTGTAGAAAAACCAACACCCTCGTACCCTCTATTTCCACCACAATGACCCATATACCCTCTACTGGCCTGAATATTCGCTACTCCTTGTGCCGAAGATGTTGTATATGCGTATGTTTTATTCTTCGTATTGTTTTGTCCATAAGACACTTCTGAACAGCACAAAACTAAAGCAATCAAGAATACCTTCTTCATAGTTCCTCCTTGAAAAATAAATAAGATAGAAAAGACCCCCGAAAGTGTGCATTGTCAAGAGGCATCGGGGGGTTTACTCTTTTCATTATAAATTAACGAACAACCGTGACCGTTCGACTACGGCAAACACCATTAGCACAGCCGGAAACAATCCTCTTTGGCAAAATTACGGTTTCACGAACGACACTCTTTGTAACAGTCACCGCTTTTCGTCCGCGAACAATCAAGCAATTGCCAGACTGACAATCACCAGCAAAAGATACCGACGATAGAGACAAAGCGACAACTAGAAACAGAACAATATTCTTCATATTAGAATCTCCTTGGTGTTTAAAAATAAAAGGTCAAATCCATTCAACACTTACTAGATAATAGCGATCTTTGTTTGGTTGTCAATCGTCAAATCTTGTAAATTTCAAATAAGTTAGTGTATAATCTCACGGGAGGGAGTCGAACCCTCAAGACTAAAGTCGAGGCATTTTAAGTGCCTTGCGTATACCAATTTCGCCACCGTGAGGTATGTATGAGTTCTAAAAGAAAGTGTTCCTTTTGTCAAGTAAGCCAAGATGAGTCATGTTTTGCTTTTAAGAACAAAAAATTAAATAAACTACAAAGTAAATGTAAACAATGTCAATCAAAATATCATAAAAAACATTATAAACTTAATAAAGATATTTATTGTGATAGGGCGAGAACCAATAATACTAAATATAAAAGAAGAAATAAAGATTTTATCAATGAATATAAAGCAAACAAGGGCTGTGAATTTTGTTCAGAAAATACTCCCGTTTGTCTGGACTTTCACCACACTAATCCAAAAATTAAAGATTGGAATATTTCTGTTATGTGTAGGGGTGCTAATTCGATACAAACTATTCAAGAAGAAATTAATAAATGTATTGTAATTTGTTCTAATTGTCATAGAAAACTTCATGCTGGATTAATAAAGCCAAAACACACCGACTACACAAACCATTGATTTGAGGTTGACTATATTTGTGCGCCTCTCATTTAGTCTGTGCAGCCAGTGGCTTGGTTTTTTAATTAGGCGTTCGCATGGGCCTTAAGACGAGCCACAATCTGAGCCATCTGCTCAACATTGTCAACCGTCTTGACCGGCTTCGCACGTTCCATCGTCGGCAGTTCAATACCCTTCTTAGCAAGAGCGGCCTTGGTGCGAGCAAAACGAGCCATTGTGCTTGCTACCTTCTGGCCGGTCTTGGACGCAATTTCCGCATAGGTCTTACTGGAGAAAACCGCTTCAAGAAACTGCTCATCAGAACACCTAATACGAGTCTGCTTGGCAGTGGTAATAGTATCAGTCATAATCAACCTCCAAATCGTTTTCCAAATCTATCGTAGCAGTTCGGTCACGCGACCGATTCTCCTGCACACGATGTAATCATTCTACCATCCTCTATCGTCTTGTCAATAGGCCAGACTTGATTTTTTTTGCTGTGGCCTGACGCACTTATTTATTAATCAACCAAGAAATATAATCGTCTTTTCCTTTGTATCCAACTTTTCGTGTGCTTTCTTCGCCTTTTCTTATAATCACAGAAGTTGGCAACGATCTAGTCCTAAATTTTTTGGATATTGCTTTATTATTATCTGTATTTAGTACACAAACAACATAGTCCGAAGTAGTATTATCCACAAGAATTTCTGTTTTTAGTTTATTGCAGTAACCGCACCAATCGGCACTAAATATTAATAATATAGGCTTGTCTTGTTCGTTGGCAATAGATACAGCGGCTTCATATTCCTCATAAAGAATTGTAGTATCATTACTGTAGCAAAAAGAGGCTGATGCCAATAAGAAAATAAGAACAAATATAAATCTTTGCATTTTTTACCTTTGCAAACTATGCGTGACCTAGTTCTTCAACAGATTCATTGTCCTCCGCTATAGCAGACAGTAAATCAGAAAGTCTTTTGTTTTCTGCTTCTAGGTGAGATATAATAGAGGCGGCATTACTCAGGGCTAGTGAAAGGTATTTGACCTTTTTTTCTAATTCATCAGCGAGAAAACTATTCATTTTTTTCACAATATTTCTCCTTATAAAAAGCAAAGGATAATATTAATTACCCCTAATTAATGATTCTATATCAATATTATCAAAGTTTGTTTTTTCTGATGTGTTTTGTCCGGTTTCTTTTGTGATAATTTTTGGCTCTGATAACTTTGACAGTACCGATTGGTGCTGTGTTCTAAGTAGGTTTTGTAGATTTTCTAGGTATTTTATTGTATTATTAACTACAATTACTGTATTTTTGTTACCTTCCGTATATGATGATCTTACTACTCTATTTTTTGCTATAATAGATATAATTTTGTTGACAATTTCTGGATTTTCCCCGTATTTATATACTAGTCTATTGGCTATCCATAGTAAAAACTCGTCGTCTTTATCTGTGTGCATGGTTTTCTATAGACCCTAAAAAAAGTTTGAGATCGTGAAGTTGATCTCTATTTAGCATTATTTGATCTGAATACGGCCTCTTATAAAAGAGTACTCTTATCGCATATCTGATTCTTTGCCAGAGAGACAGAGAGTGCCTATGAGACATATAACTAGAGTATATAGCAAAGTCGGCCATATTTATCTCATGGTCATATTCGATAAATAAAACCTCATTCCTGCAATCACACAAGAAAAATAGGGTTTTATTCTTTTCAAAACTTGTTGTTACGCTTGACATTTTTTTTATCTTTAGTTTGTTCTTTCTTAAAGATTTTTTCCCAATTCTTCTCCCAGGTTTTGTAGTCAACAGACTTGGGCCTACGACTATCTCCTTTTCCGTTTTGGCTCATCACTCATTCTCCAGAACAAAAGACCAGTAGCGACTATCTTCTTTCTTTTGAAGATCGTCCCAGTAAATAGATCTAGCGATATATGAAGGCACTTTTTGTTTTCCGCAATTTACCATCCAATGCCTCTCCATCTTTTTATATGTATCAGAGCCAGACCTGCTCTTATTATACTTCAGATGCTCCATATCGTAAAGTCTCAGTTGATGAACGTCGCCACACAGAACCCTTGCCTCATTAGGATGTATCATTTCCAGAGCAAAACTAATCTTTGCCAGACCTATTCCACTAATTTTACCAAGGATACTATCTCTTTTCTTCACATGATATTTTTTGGTTGTGAAATAGAAGTCTTTTGGATTGGCCCAAAACTTGTCCTTAAAATCCCAGATATATGTGGTTCTATTGTTGTGCAGACCTACTCCAGACTTATGCAGTTTTTCTCTAAGGGTTTCCTTATTATCTATCCACTCATTAAAATTCTTAATCGCTTGATATCCCTTTACATTACCCTGAAATGTTGTATGCACAGAACAATAAGCAAAAAGATAACGTCTGAAAATATCTTCTACGGAACGAGGCTTTACACTTTCCCAATACTCTTTGTAAGCGACAACTTTCTCTTTTGGAAAATTCTCAAAAAAAAGATCCGCTTTGGTTTTGTTCATAACATTCTTTTTTGTTTCGGTAGTATTGTCTTGAATATCGCTCATATGTCCTCCTGTGTTTCCAAAGTATACCAAAAGAAATCCGTTTGTCAAGCACACGCTATCCTATTTTGATACCGAATACCCGAAATAATCCTCTAACTCCCAATCTATATTAGAGTCTATGATGGACTTAATATTTTTTGGAATATTATAGTTTTTTTTATTCCAGACCAAAGGAATGTCATCTATACTAGCCTTAACATCGAAAGTCTTACTAACTATTTTTACAAAAGACGCAGGGTGTTTTATTATATGCTCGTATGTAGTAATACATAAATTATTACATAGTGTTGGCATATAATTTATCATATATTGAAGTTTGTTTTTTCTCATCTCAAAGATATTTTTATATCTTCTTCCGAGAATATAGTGTCTATCCTCTCTTATTTCTTTTCCATAATCATCAATAGAATACCATTCATTAGATATAAAGTTCTCTATTGGCTGTTGATTATTTATTGGTATATGATATTGTTTCTTGTGCATGGCAGCGATCCAATCATAAGGATTTCTTGCTATGGCAAAAAAAAGAGTATTTTTTGATTTCGCTATTTTTTTATAGTCCGCAAAACCGAAAAAATGTTTCCACCCAAATTCCCAGGTTACTGCGAGCCCTAGAGAATCTATCGCTGTTTTTTCTAGAAGATTTGTTCCTGAGTGTCTTTCCCCATATATTGTGAAATTATTAACTAAATAATTTTGCTGCCTAAACAATATTAGCATTTAATGACCTAGCATACTGGTGTGTTTATATGAATATACACCAGTAAATATAGTACAAATTAAATACTTCTTTCTGCTCCGTGAAGAATCTTAAATGTTGGAAAACGCAGACTGATACCACCATCTTGGTTTTTAGTTTCCTCAAAATATTGAACAGTGATAATCTGTCCAAGGATCTTTTTAGGATTACGATAAAATTCTTGTCTTTGGTCAATAGCGAAACCACTACCTACTCTAACAATATTATCCTTATGCTTAATCATCACGCACGATAACATGGTTTCCTCACACTCTGCACCATTCTTAACATATCGAAATGGCCCCATTTCAACGTCTACAACTTCATATTCGTCATCAAAGAAACTCTTAAACTTTAGTAGGTCTTTGGATCGCTTACCTTTATATGGCTCGTCAGCACGAAGCATCAAACCTTCCCAACCATATTCCTTGGCTTTTCCTGCCCATTCAGCAAAATGGTCATCATCTTTAATTAGTTCTTGACCAAGCACACTGAGACAAACACAAGTATTTTTTCTCATAACTTCTCTCAGGTTGTTATAGCGATGTGTATAGGTTTTGTTCTTGTGTCCCTTTTTGCTATAAAATTCATCGTGACTAATCATATCAAAAATTTTATAAGATGGATTAGGAATGGTATGATCCTTCTTCTTGAGTTGTTTCATAACTCCTTGGAAATCTTCATTACCCTCATCATCCACCAAGCACAACTCCCCATCAAAAACAACATCAGTAACACCAAGAGCCTTAATACCACCGGCCACAACATCAAGTGTATCGAATGTTTTTCCGGTACGAGAAAAGAAAGAGGCATTACCTTCTGAGTCAACGATAGCAATACATCTAGCACCGTCAATTTTGCGACTAACATACCAATTATCTTTCCAGTCTACAAGTTTGGACTCATACTTATCTGCCAGAGCAACACTAAACTCTGGAATATGGTCAGGAATAGCCTTGTTGATAATTTTGTCACCAGCACGGGTTTTCAAGTCCTTATCAATGATACAGTGAATGAGTTCCTCGATATTGCTCTTATCTGAATACTGGTCGATAAAACTATTGACTGCTCCAATAGCATCGTGACCAGTAATTTTGCGACTCTTTAGAGAGTCCAAAAGATCAAAGAAATTCTTATAGGCTTTACCCCTCAGAGAACTTTTCTTCTTGAGGTTGTCACTGGTAACATTATACTGCCAAAGAGGATGGTATGTATAGAGAAGAATCTTCTTCGTAAAACTAGCGGCTTCGCTATTGTGATTACAATAATCATCAATAATAGTTTGCTTATCAAGAGTGCTGCTTGTGGCCCTCAAATCACGAACCATACCCCAAACATAATTAAAATCGTGAATCATCTATATATCCTCCTGTGTTTAGCGTAGTATACCATACGCTAAGTCCTTTGTCAAGTATCGTCAATCGTGTTGTGTTTCTTGAACACAATCGCCATAAACTTTACTAGGTCGCTACCGGCTGTTTGAAAAAAGCACGGGAATATAGAGTGTATCAAAAGAGAAACTCCCGCAATCAAACAAATACACCCATAAAAAAGAGCAAAAACCATATGCTGATAATAAGACATATGATTTTCATTAAGATGATCTATTGCTTTTTTATATGGATTCATTTCTTTTTTTTGTCATTATAAGATAATTAACAGCATTAACCAAACCTTCTAAGTTATCCCCTAGTTTACCCATCCCTGTATTGCAAGGCTCACATAACCATCCACGAAAACTATTGTCTGCATGGTCATGATCTAGGCACCATTTTCTTGGCTTTTTTTTACAGCACTCACATACGTCTGGTTTTGGTGGTGCTTTCTTATGTAATCTGCATCTTATTTTTGAGTGCTTTTTTATACATTTTTTGCATCTACTGTCTAATTTATCTTTGTACATACTGTGTTTAGGAAAACTTCCTTTATTTTTCCTTTTACCGCAATATGAGCAAATTTTTCTCATTTATATTTACTGAGTTTTTCTTTGAGTTTTTGTAGATACTTATCTTCCACAAGTTTCTTTGGGTTCTCTTTTTCTTTATCAACTAGTTTTTTGTATATCTTTTTCCAGAAACTCATAATTATCCTTTTAGTGGATGCGGCGAGAGTCGAACTCGCGTCCTAGCATAAATTAAAATATACCATCTACAAGTTTATTTTGTTCATGAATTAAGCGAAGTTACAGAACAAACAAGACTGATTTCGCCTTACCAACTGCTCTTAACCTACAACCCGTTGGATATTGTAAGTGCAGAGGGATTTGACGACAGATTTTTGACCGCTACCCTCATTCGCAATCGCAATCTGTTACTGCCCGTTTTTGTTAGGCAGCAAGGGCTAACTGAGTTTTGCCAGTTAAAGCATTTGATCGACTTTTAAAGTGGCCTGCCGATCAACCACTACTTGCTAATATATCTTTCCTTATGTAGTCGAAACCTTTACGCACCCTAATTATTTTACACCGAACGGGATTTTCTCAAGTCTTTCGATCTCACCCTTTATTTGTCTATATTCAGCACGGGACACCCAATAATGGGCTTCTCTTTCTACTTTTAGTTCTTGGTATAGACCATAGTTGACACACAAAGAAATAATCAGTAAAATAAATAGAAAAAAGTTTATAGGAAAATGTTTGCTTCTATCTGTCATAATTATAATACTCTAGGAAACCTTTTTGTAAATTCTGTTTTTGATAACCAAATATTGTCATCAATAAGTTTATTCTTATCACTCCATGATCGAATCTTTTTATTTCCGCAGTACCCAAAAGTCAAAAAAATCGAACTACCAGAAACATAACATAGGCGTCTACGAAAACTAAACTGTAGTTTCCATACTCTACCCGAAAGAACAGAATTTTCTGATAGTTGATTCATAAGTAGGGCGTGTCTGAGTCGAACAGACCTATGAACACCTTATAAGAGTGTCGGATGCAACCGGCTTACCTTACGCCCCGTGTTTGATCTATTCTAGCATATCGACAGATCGCTGTCAACCGCTTGAACAAATTTTTCTTTTTTGTCATCAAATCAACTGAAAGACTCTCAACATAATCACAGAACTCATCACAAGACCCAAAATACTGGTTAATGTTCTTATAAGTTCAAACTTATGATTATGTCTATCAACCCATAGTTCAAAACCATCGCGGAACTTTCCTTGCTTCTTTAACTTATCTAGTCTTTTCTGACTTATTTGCATCATATTAATCCCACCATAATTTATAATATTTGTCCATTATTGAAAAAAGCAGTCTAGAATCTCTATCTCTTTGCTTATCATCCATGTAAATAGAATATAAAAAGTCTTTCTTTTCTTCTTCTGAGCCTGTTGTTTGTGTTATAGGCCAGCGAGAAGAGTGTTTGTTCGTCCAATAATTATAGTCATCCTTTATTAGTCTATCAAGTAGTTTGATACAAATACGCACACTCTTGAGTATTTTCTCGTCTTGTTGTAAAACGCCGTTTACTAAACTATGGCTCATTCTAATCAAAAAGAATCTGACTATTTTTAGTAGAGAAGAATAATCCCACTCACAAAGACCCCAAGCAAAATTACCATAAATAAAAAATCTTCTAATCGCAGAGCGTATATGATATAGTTTGTTTGTTAGTTTTTGAATAAAAGTTTGTTTACTTTTTTTCTTGGGATTCTTCAATACTTTTGATTGTATCACTATATTCCTCAAGAATCTTTAGCATATCAAAGCATGACTGACAGCATCCAGAATTGAGATACTCTTTTATTTCATCTATTTTTTCTTTTATTTTTAGTATGCTTGGATTCGTCATTGTGGATTTTATTCTTTGTTTTGGTTTCGTTAATCCAAAAAATCATTTCATTAGACTTATCATCCCAAGCACACTCTACTAAATCATTAGCGGCTAATTTGGCTAAACCTACATTATAAATCCAAACAGCGATAGTGTCAAATATCTTTTCGTTTGACTCTTTATCCAAGATATATCTTCCCGAATCATCGGTGGCGACAGATTCTTTAGATATTATATTATACACCTGCTTTATTGAAATATATTCATCTAGATTTTCTTCGTGCTTTTCAGCGAGAGAATCTGCTGCTGCTTTTCTCATTTCGGACGCATAACCATCTAAATCTACGATAGAATATAAGTTATTCATTTGAGAACCCAAATTTACTAGATAAATTTCCTCACGCCACATTTTTCTTCATCTGTCTTATCAAGATTGTCAATTTTATTCAGAGTATAATCAAAGTTATAATCAGTTCTTGACAACCACCTACTATCCTCTGTGATCGCTGTTTTTATTTGAGGAATCCAGTGTTGATACGCGAGTGGAAATTCGCTAGGGAATTCCTCCTTTAAGATTTTTTCTATCTGTCCTATGCTTGTTAAGATTGTTTCTCTGTAGTCTACTAATCTATAATATGCTCTGAGTCTCTCTACGTTTTCCATTGTCATTGGATTTGCTCTTTTTGTTTGAGTTTAATGAGTTTATGCTTGGTTTTCCAGACTCCGGTTTCTGGATTCTGAATATCTCCACCCATATAAATATGACAAAATCCAGTATGCTTATCTAGCCCCCAAGCCTTGATACCATTAGCGTCAACCCCCTCAACAACAAACCTACCGCGATAACCCATCGGGATAAACTCTCCACGATGAACAAAGTATGGGCCTCCAGTGACCTTAATTCTGTCACCCCTGATAAGTTCTCTCCAATTAACGTGCTTGATGATTTGTGTATTTTTGTGTTCTTTGCTCTTTGCCTTAAAAATAAATGGAGTATTACACTTTTTGCAAACATACGCTCTAGGCCCGGTGATCTCACCGCACTTTTCACACGCCTTTTTACCTTTTCCAAGGCCCATAATCTAATCTCCTGTGATTGAGTAACTGATACGCTCTAAGTATAACATATCAATCGGCACTGTCAAGCGACAGTCTTTAAGAATTTCTGTGAGCCTCACAACGAGTTGAAATCCAACCCCCTTTATTGGGCTCTCCTTTGTTTCCACAAATATCGCAAATCTTATAACTCATGGCTTCGGCCATACTCACTAAGCCTTCTATATATTCATCGCCACCACTAAAATAGACCCTAAGACCACCATATTTTTCTTTGATTTGGTCAAATTTTACGGGAAAATAGTCTAAATCTTCCTTGTCGTTTTGTGTTCCGACTTTATTTCTAATCCGTATTCTTTCCGCTATATTTTCTTCATGCTGGTTAATCATCCAGCAAAGAGAAGATAGAATATCATACCAACCTTCTCCGCACTCTATGCCAAAACACATAGGGCTTTGCATAGGAGTCTTATTTTTATTAACAAAAAGTTGTGGATATTTTTCGTATAATTGATTTTGTAATTCGCTGTTCATAGTCTTTGTTTCTTTTTAAGTTCTGGGCTTCTATAATCTGGTTCGGGAATAATAGTGAGTTTACCCGGATTGTAGTGGCAAAAATAACTGCTGGCGATTTTTCTTTTTATCAAACCGTCCTCTTCAATCTCAACATAAACATTAACCCTGTAGCGGTTGCTCCACAGATTAATAACCTTAGTCATAAGATGACGCCTTGGTTTTTCTACTTGCTTAAACAAAAGGCTTTCAATTTCCAAGTCCATTATTAAGAATTCTCCTTAAAGATTTGTTCAATATTAGTAATCATAACCAAGCGATCATTACCGCGATCATCACTCACGTAATATGTATCACAAGCAAACTCATCACCAGTATTAGCGTCATGCACCAATACTGGAGCGTTCCAATCAAACGTACCTACAGCATTGATGTTATTTGCTCTTTCATTGAGAAAACTATAAAGATCAAGCCAAGTCATTTTATTCATAATATTACCTTGCACGACGATTTGCTCTATCAAGTATTCTTATGGTTTCTCTAGCGTTAGATGGAACCATAACTAAACTGGGTGCTGTTTTATGCCCCCAATCCATAAAGCCCACAGCCTTATTTTCTACGCTACATTCCTTGCAGATAATTTTTCGGCCGGTTTCTGACAGAAACTCATACCGATCAACGCCAACACAATTTTTGCAATAAATACAGTTCATGGCAACCTCCGGTAAGCGGATTATACCATAGTCATCGGCATTGTCAACTCTCCTGCTTCAATCGAATATCCAAAACTGTCAACAAACTGCCCGCTGTCTGTACTATAATAAACACTGTTGAGTCCTACAGCACTCAATAACTTATCACAATTTTCACAAGGCTTGCTTCCTAAAATAAGTCCTTTTCTATTAATACGCATAACAACAATAGACCAACTAGGATCAATGGAGTTATACATATCAAGTAATTTAGAAATAAGATGAGATTCAGCATGAACAAATGGATATTCCTTATATTTGGGCAAATTAAACTGTTCGCCTATTCTGTATGCTCTTGTATTAGTTTTGATCGGGTTGTTTTTGCTGAAACATATCATTTTCTGCCCATCAAAAGCAGCAGCATAATGATAGCACCTAATTAGAGGACTAGGGTTCCAGTTCGCGTATGCCTTGCGAATAGTCTTATTAATAATTTTCATTTTATTTGGTAGCCAACATATACAAACCGCAATTAGCAAAAGAATACCCAGCATATGCTATTCCAAGCCCAACATTCCCCTTATAAAACTGCTCTATACTAACATAAGCGTATACACAACCAGTTAATGCGATAAGCCATCCACTCATGTTAATACTCCTTTACAAATTTCTTCGTGCTTCTCTATAGCGTAGTCTTTGGCTTTTAGTTCCATATCTACGTCAAAATCTAGTCCGTATGTTTCAAACTTATTATAGGCATAGTCTGCATGGGCTCTAGGATTATTACCCTCTCTTGATTCGCTATAATGAAATAGCGGTTTGCGTCCGTGCCAAGTATCGTGACAGGCACTAATAGCAGTATTTTCATCAAGCATATCAGAGTGGCATTTGTGATGCAAATAGTCGAACGTGATTGGGATATTTGTTTTAGGATGAAAATGAGTTATTAGTTCACGAACACTCCAACAATTCAATTTATCATCATTCTCAATAACAAGTCTTGCCTTGCAATTGTCGTCTAATTTGCTAAAGTTTCGTTTAAATCGCTCAATGATTTCATCATACGTTCCATTTTTATTGTGAACATGAATATTCATGGGACTATTATAGTTGGCTTCAAGGCCAATTCTATCGAAGAAACTACTATAGAAGTTTAGTTCTGTGATAGTTTTTTCTACCGCTTTTTCGTTCGTGGAAGCAAGAACATTGAACTCTGAGGGATGACAGGATACGCGAACACCGCTAGTTTTAATGGTCTGTTCAATATGATCCATTTCATCCTGAATATCATCGTAATTTGGCAAATCTTCTAATGAGATATTTGCCTCATCAAAAGTGATAAGAGGAAATAGATCACTACTAACTCTGTAAGCGTAGCCATTATCACCGCAAAATCTGATTGTTTCATTGGTTACAACCATGTTGTTGTGGATACGATCACCAAGGATACTCAACGCTTCCTCTCTTGGCAGCGAGGAAAAACGCTTGTAGGTCATAGTTTGAAAGCCATGACCCTGTTCTTTAAGTTTTAAAGATATGCAGCACAGACCGTAAGCCATAGATTCTCCTAAGATAGCATCAGTATACTAGGCTATCGGCATCTGTCAAGACGATTCTTGAGTTTCTTCGTATTCTTGCAGGAGTGATGCTCTCATTGATTCTGAAATACTACCAGAGTCCAGATAATAGTCCAGATTGGTATTGAATGTATTTGGCATATGGGATAAAACTCTATCTGAATATATTGGATTTTTTGGTCTTTTGCGTAAAGAACGATTAATATGATAATGAAGTAGATATGCGTTAACAGCACGAATATACTTATCAACACTTACATCTTCTATAGGATTATTCTGTAGTAATCTTAACGCCTTATTCTCGCAATCATGTTCTAATTCTAAAATATCATGAAGGCTTTGGTTTAATTCTTCATCCGTATAATTAGATTCGGGCTTATCTATCCACTCAAATAGAGTGTCGTATGTTAATAGAGACCTATCCCATAGGTCGCGATTATTTTTCCATTGTAAATAGTGGCAATATTCATGTAAGAATACTTCAAATCCCATATCGTGATCTAAAGCAACAACTAATTCTTTCTCCCCATCTTCTGCACCAAACCATCCACCATATCCATCCAATTCTTTTTTTCTATGTATCAACACAGAAAACCCATTGGCTAAAAGTTCTCTTGTGCATTTTGTAATAAAGTTTAATTTTGTGTCCATAAGTTATACTCTATTTTCTGTAACGTCTATAGCAGAGTAAATACGCATTATATTGAAATTTTTTCTAAAATGATTATCAAATAGAGTTCTTGCCTCTTTTTCGTCTTCAACAAAAAAGGTCTCATGTAAAAGTATAGTCTGTTTGTATGGATCATTTTTCTCATAAGCCTGAGCGGTTACAAGAAATTCTTTGGTATTAGTTTCCATTCTTTTTATTCTCCAGATAGTCGTAAACCTTAAAAAGACAAACAGTTGTTAAGTATAACACAAGAGATAAGGATACTACCAGAACTGGCATCATTACTAAAATATCGTTATATTTTTCTAATTGTAAATCTACCATCCTAAAGCCTCCGCTATTGTTGGAAATTGCTCTTTAAAGATTTCTTTAGCCTCATTAGCGATCATCATATGTTCTTTTTGTGTACCATGAGCAGACCTAAGATTTATGTAGTGAATCCATGATCTAACACTACCGCTCATATAAAGTCTTGTGGGAGTTGCTAGAGGCAGTATAAATCTAGCACATTCCTTAGCGATGCCGTCCGCTATCATTCCATCATAAATAGATTTTGCTTTAGCAAAATGTTCTCTTATCTTAGAATTCCACTTAACCTTAGTTTCATCTTCAATATCATTAATACTATTTTGGCGATTTTTAGTATCCTGCCTTCTCAACTCAAACACAGGAATATCGTCTGCTAAAAGAGTAGTGTCTGCGTATCTTTGGCTAAATTCTTGAAACGTAAAACTTCTGTGTCTTAATATTTGGGCAGCAATTCCTCTTGTCGTATTGATCTCTAGGGTTAGAAAAGCCATTTCAAAAATAGACCAGTGCTGATTTTTGATGCAATATGCTAGAAGTTTTGCATAGTTATCCGATTCTTGATTACTAGGATTAGAAACCCTAGCACAATATGCCATAGTTTTTTCCGCGTCTGGAGTTACGCTTATTAGTTTTATTGTATTTTTTTCTGTCATGATTTAGTAATATAGTATGATTCTAAAGTATCTTGATTGGTGAGACGTAGTTCCAAATTATATTTTAGACAAAATTCTTTAACTGCACGAACAAGCCCAGAGTATTGCTCTTCATTATAGTCGTGTCCCGCTATAATACCACCACTTTTAACTGCAAGATATGCGGATTCTAGTTCTTGTATTGTCTGCGAGTAAGTGTGCAGAGTGTCTATATATACAAAGTCTAATTTATTCGTCATTCTATTAAGAAAAGATATGCCATCTTCTTTAATGACTTTTACAAAATCGTACTTAGAAAATCTATCGCTATTATGCTCAAAAAGCACAGAGGCGTCGTTATATGTTTTGATATTTTTTCCTCTTTTGTTTCCAGAAGATGCTACTCCACTAAAAACATCTACCAAGTATAATTCTTTAAATTTTCCAGAGTCTACGAGTACTTGGGAATAGTCTCCCTCAAAAACCCCTATCTCACAACCGATAATATTTTCTGGTAGTATAGATGGCAGTTCTTCTCTTTCATTAACTTGTGTCATTCTTGAGTCCTTATATCTGGTTGCATAGAAATATTATTGTATTCTTGTTGATGATCTAGCCATCTATTATCTGTTATATCATTATATATTTCTTTGGCTAATTTACTAACGCTTTTAGCAACCCCGCTATGGCTTGCATCGTCTATCTTTGACCAATAATATTTTACAGGCTCGCCAATTTCTTCGTCACCCTTTTCCTTGAGGGTTTCGTAGCCTTGCTGTTTTGCCCACTTTTTTATTTCTGACCAAAGCATCTAATTTCTCCCTAGAGTTTCGCTTATTATACAACTTAGTCAGCATCCTGTCAATATCGGCTATTTGTTCTTTATTGAGGTCGCTGCCTTTTCTCAAAGAGTATTGACAAATCTTAATAAGTAAATCATAATCACTCTTTGTCATATCTTTTCCATGCTTCCTTATGCTTGCAAGCAATTATTTCTATTCTTTGTTGTACGATTGTATCTTTTTGGTAGGATATTAGAGACCATAGTTCCTTGATATATTCTATGATCGGCTCATTTCCATATATCTCAAGTATCTGTTGTATGGTTTTTTCCTTCATCGGTTCATACTTGAGTTTATTTGTGTTTTGTGTCATAATATATTATTTATTTTTGTAACATTTCTTCTGCTCTTATCCTAGCCTTATAATGAAAGCCAGCAGAAAATCCTTGCAGAAAAGCGTATTTAATTATACTCTCATGATTTTTTATTTCTTCAACAGTCAACCTATTCGGTTGTTCTTGTAGCCACTTCATGTATAGTATTTCTTCATCCGACAGATATTCTACGCTCATAACTAATGTCTTTCTATAAAAAGTTTTTTGTGTCTTTTTGAAACTCCAAGATCATCCGCAGATACAAAAAATATCATTCTTGCACCTTAGTTCCAATATCATAAGCGTATCCATCTTTGGGATCGTCACTATAAACACCTTCATATTCATTATCCCACCAAGGAATTTTGCTGTCTGGTAATACCTCACTCATATTATTCCTTTTCTATCATCGTTCCGTTCTTT